TTTATTTCCAAGTTGGCCTACCATTTTTGTAACTTGTAAAATATCTCCACCAACTTTTTGTGCTTGTAATTCTATAATCTTGTTTCCAATTTTATCAAATTTTCTATCAGCCAATACAGCTTTCTGTAATGCTTCAATCATTATTATTCCAAAGTCTGTATCTGCGTATGCTCTAGGAGAAAATTTAAAATCAAGACTTTCACTTAATTTTTTCCAGTCCATTGTAGGATTAGCGTTATTTGTTGCGTTAGCACGAACACTATCCATGTACCTATCAAAGGTTTTTACAATCTCTTCATTTAATTCATCTGCACCTGCTTTATCTTTTAATGTTTCAAATCTTTCAGCAGTCCTTGTAGTTTGAGCATCTTTTAAAATATTTTCTGCTAGATTTTTTGTTCCGCCTTTTCCAGTTAAAACTATATTTTGTCCTGTAACTTTATCTTCTAATTCTTTAATTTTATCTAAATCAATAGGCTTTCCATCTGCCTCTAATCTTCTTAATTTTATAAATTGTACTAAATCAAATATTTTATCTTTTACTTCTGATACAGTATCCGTAACTTTTTCTGCACCAACTTTTATTACTGGAGCGGCTTTGACTATTCCTGTAAGCGCTGTTCCAATCATTCCACCTTCTAAAGCATTTTTTAATCTACCTTCGTACCATGTCTCTTCATTTTTCTTTGCAGATAAATAATCAAATATTGGATTTTCTAATGAAGGTGCTAATTCAGTAATAATATCAACTACTCTTCCGGTATCTTCATCAAAAGCTAAAAAATCAGCTTGAGCTCCTCTTGCTAATGTTCCTGTAAAACCTGACTTTGCAAATTTCGCAGGTGCAGTAACCCATCCTCCATAAAATTGAGATATTCCTCTAGTTATTGTACCAAGGACTGTTTCTGGTTTATCTACTTCTGGTAGTTTAAAAGCGTCTCTTTCTCCAACTTTACCTGTAATTGGATTACGAAAACCTCTCTCTCTTAATTCTTCAGGATTTAAGTATTCAACAATGCCATTTCTAGCATCATCTCCAACAACAAATCCTCCTACTGAAGTTTCTCTTAAATTTTCAAATAAGCTAATCATTGATTGACCAGCATCTCTAAATCCACCAACGACTTGAAGAGGTATGTCTGTTATAAATGACCTAGTATCTTCTTTTTCTTTTTCTTTAACTTGTTCTGGTTGAGGTATTGGATTGCTTGTCTGTCTATCAATCTCCTTATTAATTTGCTCTTCAGTAAAATCATCAGGTAAAACATATTTTTTACCATTTCTTATAACTGTCTGTGCCATTATTTTTTATTTTCTTCTGTAATTTTAGGTTTGTAATATGCACCTAAGCCGTAGTTATTTGCTAGTCTCTCTACATATTCACTTGCTTGACCAAATCTTCCATCTTGTATTTTTTGAAAGAAAATTACTTTTACTTGTGAATCAATTCTTCTTGATAATGCCTTACCATCAATACCAAGTTTTTTTTGTTCGTTATAATAATCAAGCAGTTCTTCTTCAATTTCACTTCTAATATAAGGTAATTCAATTGTCATTCCTCGTGCTGAAGTTAAATTCTTGTCATCAAACATTTTTTTAAAAGTTTGATAAGTTCTGCTTTGTTTAAAAACTATGTCGTTTTCTAAAGTATTATAATCTTGTCCTTTAGAATAAAATCTTTCGTAATCTGTTATAGTAATCCTTCTATTTCTTAACATTTCATTAGCTTTATCTATAAGCTCAAAAGGCTTATCTCTCATATTTGTTAATTCATCTATAGCGTCTGGGTCTGAAGCTTTAACAGCTTTGGCCGCTTGAAAATCACTAACTATTGATTGTAAATATGCTTTTTCTTTTGGATTAAAATTATTCTTTTTAGAAAAATCATCTATAGAAATAAATTGATTATCTGATTTAGCTTTTAAAAATAATTTATTTATATTGTTTTTATTTCTATCTTCACTTTGTTTGAATAAATTATTATCTCTTTGTGCTAAATCTAAATCCTTTTGAGCTAATTTATTTTTAAGTTGTTGTTGTATAGTTTTACCTGTTGATGTTGATGTATAAGAACCAAAACCACTAAAATTAATTAGGTTTAAATTATCAATTACTTTTCTAGCATAACCTATTCCTTGTTCATCACTAATAGCGTCAATGTAAGTAACTAAAGATGTTTCAAATAATTTATTTGCTCTAACTGTATTTACTCCTACAGATACTAAACTTTCAACTTCGTTTTGTATAAAGTCTATTACCTCGTTAACAGGAGCATTATTAAAACTAAAATCTATAAAGCTATCTGTAAAATTTCTTACAGCAGATTTTTCAGTTTCTTCTTTAATTAATGTAAATCTATTTTCTTCGTGTTGTTCTTCTCTTTTGTTTCTATATTTAGAAGTATCCTTAAAAAAAGCATTATTAAGTGCTAATGGGTCATAATTTTGTAGGTTGTTTTTGCTATAAAATTCCTTCATTTTTTGCTCATAAACATCAGAAAAAGCACTAGGACTTAATCTTCCTGCTATATCGTTTGAAGAATAAAACTCATCAAATTCTAGTCTAAATTCTCTAGCCTTATTTTTTAATTCTAGTTCCATCATCTTGTTGTAATAATGAGGATTTTGACCTTCAACTATTTCCTTATTATCAACAAGTTGTTTGAAGTTTACTTTATTAGACTGAAAATCTGCTTCTGCTTTTGCAACATTTGTTTCTTTATCTCTTAATTCTGCAACAGCACCATAGGTTGATAACGTAGGTACAAATTCAGATAATGCAGTTGTTAATTCTTTTATAGCTGGGTTTGTAGGTACTTGTTGTGGTTTATAAAAAATATCAAAGTCTCTTGCTGTTACGTTTGTTTCAGGTGTTTCAACATAAAAACTTGGAATACTATCTTTTGATTTTCTAGCCATATTTAAAATGTATCACTAAGTTCTGGTCTAATTGGTTGATTACCAAATTGTTTTTCTTCGTAGCCGTATCTTTTATTCATAGCGCCTTTAATTTCTTCTTTGTATTTATAATCATAATAAGCACCACCAAATTTCAATCCAGCCGATAATGCTGAGAAATTTCTATCAACTGGTGTTACATAAGAAGTTCTACTTTCGTAAATTAAATTTGCTGTTTTGTAGTCTCTTTTAAATTGCTGAACATCTTGTTCAATATTTCCAAGTATGGCATTTCTATAACCACCTTCATTGTCATAATAATTAGCAAGTAAGGTATCGTAAGTATTACCTGTAAAACCTGTGTCTTGAGCTTGAAAAGATGCTCTTCTTCGTCTAAATTCTTTTTCAGCTTTACCTGCTTTTTCTAAATTAGCAGTAGTCTGTTGAATAAGCTTTGCTTGTTGATTAGCTCTTCTATTATCTAAATCTCTTGCGGCTATAATATTTTGTTGTATCTGAAGATTTCTAGCATCTTTTTGTGCATTAACTGATTGTTGATATTGCACGCCAGCACTTATGGCCGCAATAGCAAGAGAAGGATTACACATTATATTTTAATAAATTCATAAAAAGGTTTACGTTCAACTCCATAATGTTTGTGTTTGTTTATAAAAGTAAAACCCATCCATTTTAACCAACGGATGTGTAGTTTGTTTCTAGCATCCACATAATTGTGAATGATTTGAAAATTGTTTTTTAATATTTTAAAAGTTGCTTTACAGTTTTTTAAAAAAGTAACGCTTAATTTTTTTAATTCGTCTGTACCGAACATCCAGATATTTCCTATTAATCCATTAGGAACCACTCCTACAATGAATACAGGTCTTTCATGTTCATTACAGACAACTAAAGGTACCTGACTTTTTTTAAGTCCATGTAATAAAACTAAAAAAGGTGGTAAATTACAAACAGCTTGTATTTCTCTATAATCTGCTTTTCGTAAATTTTTAGAAAGATATAAACAATCTTTTTCTGTAGCTGTTCTAATAAAAGGTTTAGGATAATGCTGTTTGTGTAACATAATATCCTTCCCATTCAGCGTTAACAAAATTGCTAGGTAAATGGCTATTATTTGTAAGAGAAATAACTAAACCTTCGTTTTGTGTTTGAATAGAAAAAGTAAAATCTCCATCTTCTAAATTTACTGTTCCAAGTAAACCTGTTCCAATAATTGTACCTGTAAAAATATCGTTAGATGTACTTCTTCCTTTAGGTGTTACTGCTGTTTCAAAAAATCCTGTATCGTTAAATGACACAGTCCAATTTCTTATTTGTAGTCTACCTTCTTTTACTCTAGTTCGCGCACCACCACCGGTAGTTCCTGTTCCTAATGCAAGATATTGTTGGCTAAATGTGTAAGTAAAAACATATTGTTCTCCTACAAAATAATTATTAGAAGTAACATTACCAGTAACTACAAGTGTACTACCAGCCTGACTTACTATGTTAATATTCTGTCCTGCTAAATTACTTCCTCCAGATTTACCAACTAATTTCATTGTTGCATCAATAGCGTAAGGTAAAACTATTGTAGTGTTTCCTGTACCTGCATTGAATGATTGAGATACAACTTGAGTATTATCTATTTTTCTATCTAAATGAGTTAGATAAGTTGAGCCTGTATCAACGGAAGCTGGAGCACAATCTACTTTTTCAAGATAAGTACCATCACTCCTTTTAATAAGTAAAAATAAATCAGTACCAATAAAATCTACATTTAATATTTCTGTAGAAGAATTACCTATAGTCCATTTATGCCAAGCACTTTGTAAACGCTGGCCATTTGATACGAACCATTGATAAATATATAAAGAATTTTTAAATGTAGCTTTTGAACTTATTGCAACTAAAATATTTTCATTTGAAGCATTTGCAAATTTAAACAAATCAGCAGGAATATATTTTGGTACGTTAGCTGTAACATCTTCTCCATTGTTTGTTTCTCCATCAGCTTCAACATACATTTCTCTAACACCAGAAAATTGTCCTTTGTTAAAAGCAAAGAAAACATTTGTACCATTACCTACAGGTCTTACTTTATCTGAACTTTCAAATTCTGTTGTAACAGATACGTTAACATTTGAAGGCGTTAATGATGCTCCACCAATTAAAATAAATTGTGTTTGGTCTGAAAACAGTAAAAGTTTTTCATCAAAAGCAACTGCTGATTTTAATATTGATACTTTTGTGTGTGCTACGTTAATATCAATAACATCAGTATCAAGGGCATCTGTAACTGTTTCATTAAAAAATTCAAAAAATTCTCCAGCTCTTGACATGGTAACATTTTCATTTGTTAAAAAACCAAGTCTGTTTCTATGAAAAAATATATCTTTAATTTTTGCATCAACAAAAGATGGATTAGGAGAACTATCTAAATCTCCAACATCTCTTGTACCCCATGCAGGAACAGAATAAGATGTTGCACCTATTGTATAACTTGAACCATCAGCAGGAGTAAATCTAAAATGACCATCTGCTGTTCTTATAAGCAAATGAGGCATTTTTGTATTATCTAATGTAGTTTTAATATTAGGTTCTACTGTCTCTTCCCATACTTTTGTGTTGTCAAAAAATTTTACATAATAATTATCAAAACTATTAGAAGCATCTCCTACTACCTCAACTACCATTCCATTAGGTGCTACTGCTGGTAAGTCGCTAAATTTTTGTACTTTGTCATAAACAACACTTGAAGCTTGGTCTCCATAACCATCTGTTGCACTTACAGCTAGAGTACCGGAAGCTTTAAGAATTGAAAAACTTGAGTTACCAATATTTGTAAAAGTTAATCCAGCAGGACTTCCTATAGCTGTTCTAAGACCATCTCTAATAGTTTGAGTATTAGTATTTCCACTTGTAAATGAATATGTTGTTCCATCTATAGTTAAGGAATAAGTTGTAGAATTAACACCTTGCTTAACTGTATAAACTGCTTGTTCAATTTTAGCAGGACTTGTTGTTGCTGACATAGCAACTGTTTGAGTAGTATTAATAATGTAAGTATAATCATTTACTGTTAATGCTTTAAAA